AGGCCAAAGACGATAATACTCATGCCACCTGTCTTGATGCTGCGAATTTCTAGCGTCTTCCCACTTCTCTACCTTATCTATAATCCACCCTGTAAGGTCAGAATCATAGACTGCACCTTCGGCATCTGAAGGTATGTAATCAGAAATTGGTTCTACTATACTTGCTTTTGCCATGAATAATTCCTATGTTACATCCCACTTACAGGGTCTAAAGGTTCCCACTGGCTTTCGCCTATGTCTTCCTCAAAGTGATAATTAACTCTAGCTATCTGGTCTATGTACGCTAAACTATCTATCATATCGTCATGTGCTAAAGGGTTAGGGAAGTCAAGCATCTGATCAAATAACTTGTCAAGATACTCTCCGTCTTGGAAGGTAAGACGGCCCTGCTCCATACGCCCTTGCAATGCCCAGACAATGCGATCATACTTCTTTTGGTTCCCATGCGTTAGCTCCGTAATATAAGGGAACACATTCAAACGTCGCATGTTGTCGCTTAAGTAGGGCATGAGTGCATTTTTTAAAGCTCCTCTCTCTATGCCTACTGCTCTTGGACGATACTTTTGCGCGGTACGAAGGATACGCAGGGCTGTCTCCCTTACGTTCCACCTTCCTGTGATTACATCAAAAACATGCCACCCATGTTCAGTAACTTCGACTACAGATATTGCTGTTTCATCTAATCTCTTGGTTCTACCTTGAGCAATACCCTTAACATCTTCGTATCCTGCTGGATCTACTGTCATATAGATGTCAGAACCATAGGTGTCGTGGTCTACTACCTCAAACATGTCCTCTTTAAAGACTGTTCCTCCAAATGAGGAGAAATTTGCTTCAAATTCCTGCTTGACAAACTCAAGCGGCATGTCTTTCGTAGCTAAAACAACTTCTTTCGGGTCAAGGAAGGGATTATCTAGGGACTTAAACGTCCAAGCATCCCAATCTCCTACGTCTTCTCCTTCAGAAGCTGATAAAAATAAATCATAGAAGTGATTCTTTCCGTTAGGAGTACCGATAAACAGTGCTCCTCCGCGCACATCAGCTAAAGTTGGACGAATTATGGCTGTCCAGACCTCTTCCTTCATAAAAGCATACTCATCCATCACAACGTAGGATAATCCTACACCTCGAAGTGATTCTGGACGGTCTGAACCTTTAAGATGTATCTGTCTATCGTTAGATAGGGTGAGAATACACTCATTTTCCCGTATCTTTTTAGTGATAGGGGCAGCCATTTGCTTTAAAGACTGCCACATTATGTCTTTTGCTTGGTTAAATGTTGGAGCTATGTAGTAACATGCTTTATCCGACAGGTCATAACCGTATTCATTCTCTGATTTCAAGGCTTCAACGATTAACTTTACTCTAGCAAGGTACGATTTACCGAATCTACGCCCTGCTCCTACAACCTTAAACCTTTTAGAAGATTGAAATATCTCCTGTTGGGCGGGATGTAAGGTAAAATTAAGCTCTGTTGCCACTAGTTACTTACTTTTAAAAGGAAAACCTTTTGCTGCTTTCCTTTTGTCTGTTACTTCTTTTCTCAACCTTTTATTTTCTTCTTCCAATTTCTTAAGTTTTTCTTTCGCAAGTTTTGCAGCTTCTTGTTCTTTTATCCTTTTGAGTTCGCCCCTAGTACGCCGCTTCTTTGCAGCATTAGCGATTGCTGCTGCCCCTGCTACTGCACCTGCACCTTTTAGCGCACCTTTGGCTTGGGAAACGGCATCTTGATCAGCCCGTAATTTCTTTCCTTGGGCTACTCTAGTTGCAGAAGGTTTTCTTCTTCTCCTACTAGCTCCTTTTTCTACCTCTTTAATCGCTTTCTTGGTAAAACTACGATCTTTCCGTAAAGTTTCTCTTACTTCTGGTTTTAAGCGAGTACCTCTTCTAGTAGCTTGTGCTGTTGCCTTTTTTACTTGGCTAGAACCGTATCTTTGTATAGCTGCTCTGATACCATTTTTTGCGATATATCTAGCAATTATGCCTAAACCTGCTATTACTGGGCCAGCCACGCTTACTTACCTCCGTTCGAGACACCTTTAGGTGGTATCGTAGATGCTGGAGAGATGCTAGCTGCAGAGTGTAGCTCTGCTCCTAGAGTACCTCCTTGGTTATTTACTCCACCTGATTTACCTTGGTTAGCCATATCACTACATTGGTTTGGATTCATTTTGTACGCCATGATTAATCTCCTCATATTCTGCGTCAATTAGTTCGTCATCCTCATCATCATCGTCATCATAGTCGTCAAAAGGCTGTGCGTTAAGGTTAACGTCCTCTAGCCCTTTAATGTTGATTACGATGTTGTTGCCGTCTTGTGCGCCGTAATGTTCTACGGCTTTACGGGCAGGAATTGCCCTATCTAGGAGGAGCCTAGCTGCGGTCATGTCACCGTTCTTGGCTTCCCTAATAACTGTTTTGATCACCGCCTTAAATTCTTTGTTCATTTCACCTGCAAATTGGTCAATCAAACCGTTCTGCAGTAAGGTTAGTTTATTTTTTGACCCTTTGGTTCTCCCGTTAGGGTTCAGGGATGGGCCTCCCTTTTTAAGCATGGGGTTGCCACGTTTACCAGCCATAGGCTTAGTGGCCCCTTACTTGTGATTTAAAAGACTTTGGTTGCTTTGGTAACCCACTTTGGTGAACAGTAGGCTTTGACGTTTCTTTGTCCGATAGGATGATACCTTTTACCTTGGTGCGTAAGCATCCGAGCATAGTGAGTACATTTGCGAAGGTCTTCAAAATAAATAGGTTGTGATCTTTGTACATTCCCATTCACCAAAACAGTTAGTAAAAATACGAGTTTCATAGTATTAACGATACGCAAAGAGAGATTATTCCGATACCAAGTCCGAGGATTGTTCCTCCTACCAGACACTCTAAGAGTAGCTTTTGCCGCCTTCTGGCAGCATAGACCTGCTTCTCTCTTCTTGCCTTGATGTCCTTGCGAAGTTGCATCATTTCCCTGTAGGTATCAGGGCCGAATCTGTAGATAAGCAGTTCTCTAAGTTGAGTTTCCTGCTCTTGCATTTTCTTCTTGGCTATTGTGATATTTAAGGCTTCAGCCTCAATACTGCCTTGTGCAGTAATCTTCTTATAGAAAGGTGGGTTCTCTTGCTCGTTTTGTCTCGCTGAGAGATCGCTTGCCGCTTCAAACCAGCGCGATAGATGTCCTACGCACTGTTCTAGTTCGGCTCCTCTAGAGCATAGTTTTTGGAAACCGTTAAGCGCACTATTGCATACACTAACAGCAGCCATAATTTCGAGCATGAGCTTATCCTAGAGTTTATAGTCTACTTTCCCTGATTCTTTGACTAACTCATGTTTGACGAATTTACCGTGTTTTACTTCATAGTAAAGTACAGAAAACCCTTTAGAAGGTTTAGTAAGTTCTGATATAAGCTTTTGCTCTTTGTACTTTACGGGCGAGGTTGCCCAAGTATTGTAAGCTTCTAAAGGTCTATATACGGGTTCTACTTCCACAGTTAACGGTTAAAGATATACATCGTTACTTCAAAACCGAATCGAATATCTTGATATTCTGGTTTGTCCCACTTATAAGACGGTTTAGGTTTTCTCTTTTTACCCATGTTTACTTCCTCCTACCACTTTACTTTATTTGCCCAATACGCTGCTGAACATACTCCTCTGGAAATGTTCTTAGCGTGACGAGCTTTAAAAGATTTTCGTCTTGCTTTTTCTTTAGGCGAAGACGGGCTTTTTCCTGCTCCAGATACTCCCTGTTGTCCAAAGCGAATAACCTTGCCGTTTTCACAGCCTTTCCCTTTAGCAACTACAACGTGAGATTTGGTAGGGTGATTCGGAGTACGTTTAGGTTTATTGTACCCACTAACCCCAACTCTAGCTAACCTCGAATCTTTGGCAGCAGCCACTTTATTTCTTACCCATAAATTTAGCAGCACCTCTAAACCCAAAGCTAGCAGCAACTATTGTTCCTAGCATATATTGATACCACTCAGGGCAATTATTCAGTGCAACAAAAAAGTTAGTAACTCTTTCCTCTTGTCCAAACAGCAGTAGAATTAAAGGCAAAGTAAAGACTACGGTTAGCCACTCGTCTTTCCAAGAACCTTCGCTAGCTTCTGCTTGAGCGAGATCCCAATCGATTTCGCCTGTAGCTTTTTTCTCAAGTATAGCCGCTTCAGCTTCCGCTTTAGCAACCTTAACCTTGGTAGTAGCTTTAATCTTTTCATTACGTCCTTCCAACCAATTTGAAGCAAGAGAAGCTATAGGCCCGACAATCATCTGTAAC